CAACAGGCTAAACAAAATAATGAAGCAGTAGTTAAAAGGTTGAAAGAGTCCACTAAAGATAGTCTTGTCCCTTATGATGAAGAGGGAGTTAATAAGATAATTGCCTCTTATCAGAAAGGTAACCGTAATGAGCTTTTTGATAAATACGGTTCAGACGCTTTTCAGGTAGCTTATGATATTTACTTTAAGCAAAACATAGAAACTGCCGTAGAAAAACGTCTTACTGAAGAAAGAGAGAAACTCGAAACTAATGCAAATCCATACGTAGAACCACAGGGCGTTTCTACGGGGAAAACTGCTAAACCTACTGACTATGAGAAGATGAGTTTTGAAGAACTCAGAAAGCTAGTAGGTGGAACTAAACTATAAGAGGTGAATTAAATGGCTAACTCTGTTGCAACTACAACTGGAACTTTAACTGCGTTAATGAAGACGTACTATGATAAATTATTACTTGAAGTAGCTCGACCTAAAATGGTTCTTGACCAGTTTGCTGATAAATCTCGAGACATTCCGAGACACGAAGGGCAAACAGTAAGTTTTCAACGCTTTGTTCCTTTAGAAGTGGTTACTGCTACTACTAACGAGGGAGAACTGCCCCCTTATGTGGAACTGGAAGCCATGAGGTTTGAGGCTACCTTACAGAAATACGCTAATGCAGTAAAAATCACCGAGGAAGTAGAATTAACTGCTCTTTCCCCCGTTCTAGAAGCTGCAGTAAAGGAATTAGGAGAGAATATGGGACAGAGCTTGAATAGATTATACCGAGGAGCTCTGGCGAAATTCCTATATCCTATGAGAGTTGATAATTCTGCAACTTATGGCAAAAGCTGCGTAGCAACTGGAGTTCCCACAACTTCTACCATAGCCTCAACTTCTCTTACTGAGGCGGATGATTTCTGGAAAGGAGGAACGATAGTAATAACCTCTGGACAGAATAAGGGTTATAGCGCTCATATCACTGGCTTTGCTGCATCAACTGATACTATCACGTTTTCTCCAGCATTAAAGGAAGCTTGCGACGCTGGAGATACTTTCCGAGTTGTTACTTCTACTGGAATTACTTCAACTAATGTAATTACTTGCTCTGCAGTAGAAAGAGCGGTAGCCTTACTGAAATATTTCAACGCTCCATCTTATGATGGGAAATACTACATAGGGATAATTTCACCATTCGTTCAGTATGACTTTATGCAGGACAGTGCTTGGGTGAATGCTCATCATTACGCTCAAGATACTGCTCTATTCGATGGTGAAGTTGGTAGATGGGGTGGAGTTAGATGGGTAGAGGATACTGACCCTTGGTTAGAAGCTGCAGGAACTATTGGAGCTTATAATGCCAATGGGGCAGTTCATCAAACTCCAATCTTTGGCAGACACTCTTACGCTGGAGTTGGAATAGAGGAGGTTCCTGATAAACTATTCATCAAGAAACCTGGTGACCAGGATACTTCTAACTATATCAACGCTTACAGCATGGTAGCCTGGAGAGTTTACTTTGTGCCCGTGGTTCTTAATGCATTATTCGGAGTAACGTTGGTATCCGGAGCATCGACTATAGCCTAAAGGAGGTGCTCAAATGACATTAAAGAAAAGCATAGGTGAAGGCTTTGGACGTGGTGAACTCTATGATGTTTTGAGTGACTTAACCACTGATGTATCAGGCTTGACCACTGATGTAGCAGGCTTGACCACTGATGTAGCAGGCTTGACCACTGATGTAGCAGACTTAACTGCTGACGTAGCCTTGTTAATGGGTGAAATACCATATATAGCAACGATAAATGTTGGGGAAGAAATTGGTGGTGAAGTTGATGTTACCGTTCAGTTAAAAAATTACTCAAATGAGAATTTAACTAAAGCAACTACTGTAATTGGTTATATTTCCTCATTAACTGGAATTACATCAATTACTGCAACTGGGACTACTGGAACAGTAGAAACGTTGCTTGCGAATTCTACTTATCGGTTAACTACTGATGCTACAGGTAAAGTAGTGGTGCAATTTGGGACTGTTCAAGCTGGTAGTTTCTACTTTAATGTTGCGCTACCTAATGGAACAGTGGTTCAAAGTGCTCAAATTACGTTTGCAGGAGCATAGCGCTTTAAAGGGGCGCTCAATTTTAAGAGCGCCCATTTAAAATAATGAGGTGAAATTATGCCTTTTAAGTCTAAGGCTCAAATGAAAAAGTTTTTTGCTATGGAAAAAAGAGGAGAAATTCCCAAAGGAACAGCTGAACGTTGGGCTGAGGAAACTCCTAATATTAAAAAACTGCCTAAAAAGAAGAAGAAAGGAGGTAAAAAGAAGAAATGATACAATCTTCTGGATTAAAAGGTGATTCTGATGTGATTTGCGACGTTCCTTGCAATTATTGGGGCTGCAAGTTAATTAACGATACTGGCAAATCTCCTACATTAACTATTTATGATAGTGAAAATAGCACCACCACCAATAAAGTTGTAATTGGCTATGAACGTTCCTCTGATACTTTAACTATGGGAGGACAGGTATTACCATATCCAGTGCGATGTTTCAATGGTATTTACGCTGAGTTGTCTACTGCAGAAGGAGACTATATTATCTATTATGAAATTATTTAGGAGGACATTATGATACCTATTGATAAGGAAGATTTTGATAAAGCAATTCGGGAAATTAATGGTAAATTAGATTTAATTTTACAGTTATTAATGAACGAGGAAGTTGAGGAAAAAAGAGGTAGAGGAAGACCACCAAAGAATAAGTAGGTGATGTTATGTTAGCTAACGTAAGCAGCATAGTTGCTGATGTAAGAAGTTTAATAAATGAAAGAACTGAAGCTTTTTGGAAAGACGATGAAATAATAAGATGGATAAACGAAGCAGCAGAAGACTTTTCTTTTAAAACTAAATGTTTATCTTCTTATTATCACAAAACATTAGCTGAAGATGATATTGTTAATGATAGGGAAATAAGACTTAATAATGACTTTATAGCCTTGGATGAGGGTGGGGTTTTATATAACGATAAACCATTAACTCAGACTTCACTAAAACATTTAGACGAATGGGGAAAAGACTGGAGAAATAGAACAGGAACTCCTACGCATTTTTATTTCAGAGGAGACTACATTGGTTTTTATCCCAAACCCTCGGTTGGAGATACCGTTGCTTATTATGGTATTGAGCGAGCCCCTTATATGGATAGCGACATAGTTGAACCATTGAGTGGAGACTACAGAATAATTGCCTTGCGGAAATGCTTGAGAGACTATGCGGTAGCTATGTGCTGGTATAAGAAGAATGAAATTGCTAAATATCAGGAAATGATGGCTCGTTATGAAATGAATGTTTTTAATGTGCAAAACTTATTATCTGGTCATAAAAACCAAGGAGCTAAGATAATACCAGCTCGTAGGAGAAGATAATGGCGAAGCAATTTTATCGTATCCTTGACAACCTAAGTCCCTCCGAAATGAAATTAACTAATTTACCCCGTAAGCCAAACAGTTTAAACAATATGTTTTTTAATGAGTATGGTCAATTAGTAAAACGCAAAGGATATGAAAAATACAATACTACGTTATTNCANTATAGTGAAAAGATACGGGGAATGCATAGATATTATAAGTCTGCTACTGAAAAAGAGTTTTTAGTAGCTTGTAATGGTAAAATTTNTAAACTTTCTGATATCGCTCCTCATAATGGGGTAGAAATAAATACCTCTCTACCTTTAACTTTTAATAAAGATGTTTATTTTNCTGACTTTNATCAAACTTGTTATTTGGTTAANGGTGCAAATGGAATGTTTAAGTATAATNGAACCTCATTCAATAAGGTTGGTATTACTCCTCCATCTGCTCCAACTTTTAATNCNAATATTAACGGATTATTGACGCCAGGTAATTATTATTTCAAAGTAACTTATGTAGATGTAGATGGATATGAAAGCAATGGTTCTCCATCTTCTGCAGCAATGGTAGCTCAAGCAGAGCCAAGCGATGGAATAAAAATTAATATTCCAGTATCTACTGACCCAAAGGTAGTTGGAAGAAGAATTTATAGAACTACAATGAATGGTTCTACATTTTATTACGACGGAGAAGTAACAGATAATACTACAACTACTTATTCTTCTATTAAGTCTGATGCTCAGGTTAGTATGGGAACATTTTTACACGACGACCATAACGAACCACCTGCCACTCCTCAATATATTTGCAAACGACGTTCTCGGTTAATGTTAGCTGACCACGATGCTTTTTATATTTCTCATATCGCTGATGTAGAATATTATCCTCCAGACTGGGTAATTTATACTGGCGCAAGGCAGGATATTACTGGGATAATTGAGCAACAGGAGAGTATGGCAGTATTTACTCAAGATAGTATAGAAAGGCTCATTGGACAGGATGAAGATAATTTTCAATTTGTTAATGCTTATTCCAGTGAGGGATGTATTGCTCCTCGTTCATTAGTAAACTGCGAAAATTTATTGCTTTACTTAGGTTGTAATGGGATATATGCTTTCGACGGGACAAGCGCTCAAATTTTAAATATCCCATTAGCTGAATACTTGAAAAATAATATTAACAATACTTATGCATATTTATCTTCTGCAGAGTATTTCGATAATAAATATTTATTATCTTATCCTAAGGGGACTTCAAATGTCCCGAACGAAACTGTTTATATTGACTTTAGAACTGGTGCTACTGGAGTATATAACTTTGGCTTTAGTTGTTACTCTCGATGGGATAAATTAGGCGATGGTATTCAACTTTATGGTGGAAGTAATACTGTAGGACAAGTATATAAAATAGGAGTGGGGACAAGCGATGAAGGAAGAAATATAAATGCTTATGATGATGTTTGTCATTTAGACTTAGGTGTTCCTGAGCTTAAAAAGCTTTTTTATGCCATATGGATAAAAGTAATTTCTACTGATGGGGAAAACTTGAGGGTATATTATCAAATAGATGATGATGAAGAAACTTATCAAGACATAGTAATGGATAAAAATACTGAGAAATGGTATAGGATAGCTCTACCAGATAGTTGCAGGGGAAGAGCAATTAAAATAAGACCATCGGTAAATGATATATATGATATTACTTTTTGTGGGTATATGCTTGAGTTCGACGTAGAAAGTGGAGAATATTGATGATAGGTCTTACTGATGAAAATATTTTAGCTAACACCATTCAGTCAATAAAAGACTTAATATATGGTGGCTTAACACAGCGAAATATGAAGTCTATTAGAACTTTCTTTGCAGTTAATGCTATGGATAGTTTAGACAGCGACTATCCTATGTATGTTCCATTTAATATACCAGCCAATACGGTGAAAGTAGTAACTGTTTATGTGAGTTTTACCATACTTCCCTTTAGGGCATATTCGAAGTCTGCAGCGAGCTCCGAACAAATAACTACAAGCAGTGGCGGTGGTTCTACTACAAGCAGTGGTGGAGGCGCTACTACCAGTAGTGGCGGAGGAGCTACGGTAACATCACACGCAGCTTATGAACGTGGTTTTCCTCTTGCTACTCGCATAAAGAGCTATATTCCACACGAGGATGGTTATCTAATAGGTGACAGTGGATATGGTGGTCCAGCTGCACACGGCTTTTCAGTTACTACTCCAGGTCATATTCATACAGTAGCTATTCCTTCTCACTATCATTATGTTTATGCACATACCCATTATGTTTATCCACATACCCATACTATCCCTCCTCACGCTCACGAAATAAATTTCGGTATTTATGAAGTTGATAAACATCCTTCTATTACTTTATATGTTTCACGGGATGGTGGAGGAACTTATCCTTATAAAATTGGGACTTATAGCTCCAGTCAAAACTTAATTGAAATTACTCAATATGTAGATACTCCAGGCAATAAAATGTTAAAATTCGAGGCTACTGACTTGGGGAGGGTTAGCACACAAATTGAAATTAAAGTCGATATTTCAAAGTAGGTGATTATATGGCATTAACACGGTACACAACTACTTCTTGGGTTCCTGCAAGCCAATTGACCCCAGAACAAGTAGCTATTCTAACGGAGCAAGGAAAATATAAAAAAAATGCATCTTACCGTTCAGATTATCTTGCTACATTAACTTCTCCCACTGCGGAAGTTTCACAAAATCAACAAAATGTGGGAGGATTATCATCTCAGCTTACTGCAACTGCCCAATTGCCTGACATTCCTGAGCCCCGAACTCCTTCAGTTGGAACTCCCACTGTTACTCCAGCTCCAGAATATACTATCTCTCCAGAGCAACAGGCTTGGCAGGAAATGTATTCTCAACAGCTGCAACAATGGGTAGAAGCTGGTGGATATGGTATTCCTGAAGAAACTCAAGTACAAATGATACAAAGAACTACAGATACATTAAAGGCAAAAGAAGCAGAAGACATAAGGGTTATGAGAAATAATATGGAGCGGAGGGGGCTAACTAATTCTGGGTTAGTTTTTTCTAATGAACAAAAAATTAGAGCCAATACCACTACTGCCATTGCTAATTATATTACTGATGTCCAAATTCAATCAGCATTAATGAAAATGGCAAGTTTTGAAAAAGCACTTGGTGCAGCTGGAGAATATTTGGGTTATTTATCTCAACAGTCACAATTAGCTTACCAACCCAAATATGCTACTTGGCAAGCTCAACAACAAGCTAATTTGGCAGCATATAATGCTCGGGTGCAAGCTAAATTAACAGCATACGCTCAACAAATGGATGTATATAAAATGCAGATAGCTCAATCATATGAACAACAAAATATGCAATTAGCTCATCAACTTACTATGCAAGAATTAGAGTTTCAAGCTAATGCAGAAAAAGACATAATTCAAATGCAGATAGAAGCTAACGAGAGAGCAGCAAAACAAGCAGGGAAAGGGCAAGTTCTCGGAACAATGATAGGTGTAGGAGTATCATTATTGTGATAATTGAAGCGATAGAAACTGAACAATTAGAAAAAATATCAAATAAGGCGATTGAATATTTTCCTGATATTTTTTCTTTTGATAATTACTATAAATATTTACGATGTGGTATTTTTGAATTAAGAATTATAGCTTTAATGACTGAAGATAAAGGCAATATGACGAGCTGTGCAGTGTTGAGGATAGAAAGAAATTTTAAAGACCAGCTAATAATGATAGTGGATTTTATATGGATTGACCCGCATTATACCGAATTATTTAAGGAATATTTGAAATATGCGGACAAGATAGTGAAAGAAAAAAATATTAAGAAGATTATTATTATTACTTCTCGAAATGAAAAAGCATTTCAGAGAAAATATGGTAAATATGGTTTTAAGAAAACCTATACTACCTTTGAGAAGGTGATAGACTAATGGCACAGACATTTTGGGGTGGTTTTGCTGAGGGATTAGGTAGTGGAATAAATTATGGATTACAAATACAGGAAGCGAAAGAAAGAAAAAGATTAAGAGAGGAAGCACGTAAGAAATTAGAAGAAATGCAGGCGGGGGCAATAAGGGCTTCACAATTTATTGAAGAAAGGCGTGCCCGTGGTGTTTGGAATGAAGATGCTTATGCTGATGCACTTGGTTATGCTTTTTCTTTACCAATAGAATTGCAAGATAGGTTTCTTTCTATTAATGAAGCACTTCTTAAAAATGATTTTAGTAGGGTAGAGAAAGAATTAGAAGCATTAGATGCATTATATGATCACATTAATGAGATACCATATGATAATCCAGAAGCAATAAATGCTTTTTGGGAGGGTGTGGAAAAAGATTATATAAGTCCAGAAGCCAAAAAGCGTATTAATGTATACCGTGAGATGCAACAAGCAAAACATTTAGCAGAGCAAGGTAAGTTGGCAAAAGAACAAGAAAAACAGGAATGGGAAAAAGTTTTAGAAATTGGTAGAACATTACCACAAGAGGAAAGGGCTGCTTATTTTCGGCAGCAAGGGATTAACATTCCAGAAGTTTCAGATGAAAAACTTACTGAGGTGGAAAGAGAGATTAATGCTTTTAGAAGAATGGGAGAACAAGGTATTCTTTCTTCTGAGCAAGTTAATGCAGCTATCGAATCACGATTAGGGATAGGGCGTCCAGAAACTAAAGCTCCAACAGTAGCTGAACCATCTAAAATACGTGAAATAAGAGAATTAGAAAGTATGGGAATTAGTAAAGAAGAAGCAATAGACAGAGTATATGGAGCTGAAAAAACAGGAGAAGATTTAGATAAATTAAGAAATTCCGTTTTGAAAAGTTATGACGCAGTAACTCAAGGTTTAATTGCTCCGTTAAATCCCGAAGAGCAAGAAATGGTTAATAAAAGATTTGAAACTCATAAAATGCTACTTCCTGAAGAAGGAAGAAAAATGTTAGAAGAATTATTGAAAGCAGATGGGTATTTACCAGAAGCAACAACCGCAGTTAAGGAACCAGTAGTTGAAGAGGAAAAAGGTGGTTTTTGGAATTGGATTACTGGACGTGGTAAGTATGCAACTACGCCTACTCCAGAAGGAGTAATGGGTATACCAACACCACCAACGGGAACAAATTATACTCAAATGACTGATGATGAGTTAAAAGATGCAGTTATACGAAGAGAGCCAGGAGCTATTGAAGAAGCGAGACGGAGGGGTCTTTTATAATGTTTGGTTGGAGAAAGCCAAAAACTGAAGAAACCATAGGAATTAAAACAACTCTTAGCTGGGAAGATTTGAGAAAAGAATTGGAAGCTGAAAATTTACTTCCCGTTTCACCACCATCTGTTACAGTAGTTCAACCCCTTAAAGAAGAAGAACAATTACCAGATTGGGATACTTTGCGAGAACAACTCATAGCAGAAGGATTATTGACCCCAGAAAAAGAAATAATTCCAGAAGAAAAAGAACCATTGCCAAGTTGGGATACATTACGAGAAGAACTCAAGTCAGAAGGTTTATTGCCACCTTCTATTGCAGAATTGAAACCATTAGAAGTTGCTCCAGAATATAAAGAACTTGTTACTGAAGCAGAAAAACCTATAGAGCTTAAATGGGAAAATGTTCCTAAGGCTATACAAGAAGAGATAAAGCAGACTAAGGAAAGCGTTGCTAAAGTAACCCACGCAGCGGGAACTGTTGGTTCATTTGTGGGTAATGCATTAATGGCTGGAGTAAGTGATACTAATGCATCTATGGTTAATATATTAAATGGAATTGCTCAAGGATACATAGCAGCTACTGATAAATTAGAAGACTTATTTGGCCAACCAGAGAGTTATTTTGACCCTAAAAAGCAACAAATATTAGAAAGTATAGCTGGAATAGTTGATAGTTACGAAAATGCAAGTGAAATATATTGGGAAAATGCTACTAAAAATATAGAAGAATTAGAACCAGTTCAACGATTTATCGTAGAAGCAGCTGGTGGAGCGATAAGGGCTTTACCATTAATGATAACTTCTGCAATTTTAGGTGGTGGCGTTCCAGGAGGGAAAGTAATTTCACCTGAATTTGCTCGGATGATACCATTCGGAGTATTAACCACTGGTGGATATGCAAGAAATATTGAAAAGGAATTTGAAGCTCGAGGTATTGATAAAGATTGGGGAAAAATCTGGGTAGGCGGAGCAGTGCTTGGCATGGCTGAAATGGCTACCGAAAGCGTTGTTTTTGAACAATATTTTAAAACTGCTAAAGTTGAGGGGGTAACTAATGTATTAAAGAATTTATGCATAGGTTTATCAGAAGAAGCAGTACAAGAAATGATTATGGAACCAGTAGAAATGGGGATGAAAGAAACATTAGGGTTGCCCCAAGATTGGTCTTTAGAAAGTTTAATTCCCCGGATGGGACAAGCTGGTCTTAGTGGCGTATTTTTAGGTCTCCTAATGGGTGGAAGTTTATATGGAACTGAGCAAACCAGACAAAACATAGTAGATACTATGCAAAAACTTGCTAACGAAGAAATTGATACTGTTACTGCAGTTAATGAAATAACTAATGCAGTTAGTAAGGATACTCAAGTTAAAGAAACGTTGCAGCAGCAAATAACTCCTGAAATGATTAAGCCAGAAGAAGTAACTCCTCCAGAAAAAGTAATGCCTCCAGAAGAAATTATTAAACCACCTGAAGAAATTGTTAAACCTGAAGAAATTGTTAAACCTGAAGAAGTTGTTAAGCCCGAGGAGATTATTAAGCCACCAGAAGAGATAACAGAAGAAATTATTAAACCAGAGGAAGTTGTTAAGCCACCTGAGGCAGTAGAAGAAGAAGCTGCACCTAAAGAGATAGTAAAAGAAGAGCCAGAAGAAAAAGTAATTCCTAAAGAATTAGAACCATTAGCCGAGGAAGCTATAAAATATGAAAGTCCAGAAGAATTTGGAAAACTCTTAACTACAACAGAAGGAAGAACGCTTAGTGGTCAAGAGAAAGCACTCTTAATTACGGGAAAACCAATTCAACAATTTACTATGACAGACGAAGGGATACAAGCATTAAAAGAAGTAGGAATTCCAATACGTAGAGATATTACTGGTGGGGTTGATATAATTGCATTAGATGACCAGTTAACTTATTATTTAAGACATAATCCTGATGTAATTACTAATTTTTATGAAAGCGCCGTTCGACAATGGGAGCAAGTCGTAATTGGCAGAGAGGAATTATCTGAAGAAGAAAGACAATATATAGAAGAATTTGATAAAGAAATATCTGCAGAAATGGAAGCTCATAGAAAACAAATATCCAGAGCTATTTTAGAACTTGGCGGAATAAATGACCCTGTTTATGAAGATATNCCATTNCATCTNAAAAGAAAAACTGGTCATACCCTTGATTATATTGTAGGTGAGCTGAGAGGTGTTTATGGTTATCCTGTATTTACTGCTGAAGATGTTTATGACTTAATTAC